ATAGAGATTCAATACTCATGTTATCAGTACACGAAAACCACCCATCTAATATATGGTTAAGAAAAGCCGATGCCAATTATAATTGGTTGTGGGAAATGTGGTATCATTTAAACAAAGAATATACATACAGATATGGTAAAACTCATGCCTGTTATAGATTGGTCAATAATCTAAAAGAAACACCAATGAACATACCAAAAGGTAGTTTTACGCCACCAACACCAGCGATGCCTGAAGAATGTAAAATTGCCGGTGATTCTCTAGGGTCGTATCATAAGTATTATATAGAGAAGAAAAATTATTTCGCCAAATGGACTGATAGACAAATTCCAACTTGGTATACTGAGGGACTAAATAACTACAATGCCAACATTTCAATTTCTTAACAATGATACCGGTGAGTTTTTTGAAGATTTTTTGACAAACTCCAAAAGAGAGGACTTACTTGCTAAGAATCCTCACATACAACAAATACCAACTCCATTCGCAATTACTTCTATGGAAGGTAGTTATCACGGAAAAACTGATGACTCTTGGAAAGAGGTATTATCAAAGGTTGCAGAAGCACACCCTGAGTCTACAGTCGGCCAAAGATATGGTCGAAAAGATATAAAACAATCGAAAACATCAAATATACTCCAGAAATGGAGAAACTCTTGAATTTCTATATTATGCAATCACCAATTAAAGGAGAGTTCATGTATAGACGTTCAATGCAAATCGAGATGCGACACGAAAAAATTTACAATAAACCTAAAAAAGATGTAAAGATGGTAGAAGTCAAAGAAGATTTTTGGAGTCCAGAAAATATTGCAAAGAACCGAGCGGCATATGAAAGAGAATGGTATCCTTGGAAAGCTGAAGGAAAAACTAGACAAGAGTGGTTATCTGAGGGCTGGAAAAAACAATATAAAGATGGATGTGGACTCAAGAATCCATGGGAAGAAGAGGCGGCTTGATATAGATGGGATTTTATAAGCATCAAATTAGTGAATTAGATTTTGATTTAAAAACAAAAACAACAGAGGATGGCAGGCGTTACTTAACACCAAGTGGTGACGCTTATCCATCTGTTACAACAATTCTATCTCAATATAATAAAAAGGCCATAATGGAATGGCGTGAAAGAGTTGGTGCTGAAGAAGCAAATAAAATATCAAGACTTGCAGCCAATCGTGGTACAAAAGTACATTCATTATGTGAACATTATCTACTTAATGATTTATCAGATTTAAAAATAAAATCTTTGATGCCTGATGTAAAGCAAATGTTCAATAGTATCAAACCAATAATGGATGAAAAAATTAGTGTAGTGTATGCCTTAGAACAAGCATTATATTCTAATACTATGAAACTGGCAGGTAGAGTAGATTGTATTGCAAAATGGGATGGTGCAACCTCTATTATAGATTTTAAAACATCCAGTAAACCAAAAAAAGAAGAGTGGATACAAAACTACTTTATGCAATGTACCGCATACGCCTTGATGCTTGAAGAGTTAACTAATGTACAGATAAATGAAATTGTGGTTTTAATTGCTGTTTATGATGATGAACCACAAGTATTTGTAAAAGAAAAAGAAGAGTTTGTACAGCCTTTATGGCAATACATAGACAAATATTGGGAGAGTCATTGACTTTTCGTGAACCGAGATGTATAATAATATTATGATAACAAGTGAGGTAAATTATGCCAATCATTACAGAAGAAGTAAAAGAACAGGTTGAACAGGTTGTGACTCAAGCAACTGAAGCGGTTTCATCAGTTCAACCTATATTAAATTGGGAAAACAAAGCTGAAATTATGGTCTTTATGGCTGTAATTGTAGGTCTATGGCTTTTTTCAAAAGTAACAGCTTGGGCATTGAAATTATGTGCAGGTATATTCTTACTTGCTGGCTCATTCATAATCATTTTTAATTAGGAGAAATATATGCCAACCATCAGAGTTGAATACACAGAGCACGATACAAACGAACACATAACTATTGATAGAGAAATTTCGGATCCATCAGAGATGGATAAAACTTTTGAGGACATCAAAAATATTGTGAACGGTTCTTCCACAGGAAGTTTATATGAGGGTTTTGAAGATCCTCAACAAACTTTTGAATTTACTGATGATACACCATTGTATTATAGTAGTTCAGCCGAACCAACCCCTTTTGAAAGAGTTGTTGCTGACCAAGTCGCATGGAATGAAAAAACAAAAGAGAATGGCCCTACATGGCCTTTTCCATATGATAGACCATCTGAGGGTAAACTATCAGAAGATATTGATGTTTCAGATAGACCCGCTCAACAAACTCTTAGAGTTGACTCTGATGAGGACAATAATTTTTATTATAATGGGGCTTAATCATGGCTACAAAAGATGAGATGAAAAAATTTGCTATTGCAATTGAAGGTTTAGTTGCAAACACCGACTACACTTATCTTGAAGCTATCGTTGAGTATTGTAAAAAAACTGAACTAGAAATTGAGGTTGCAGCTTCGTTAATCAACGCAAATCTAAAATCAAAAATTGAATTGCAAGCAAGTGACCTTAATCTTCTTAAAACTAAAAATTCAAAATTACCAATATGACTGGATATGAAACTTTTGCATTATACAATTCACTCAAGTTGCATTTTACAAAAGATAGTTTTGATTTTTTTAAGTATGGTGGTAAATCTAGGATATCAGTAAATGCCTTTGAGAATAGAAAAGACAAATGGCATTTTTACAAGATTTCAAGAAAGTATACTAAGAGAGATGAACTAATATTTTTCTTAGTATCTAATTTTTTAGAAAATGATAATATTTGGGCTGGTGAATTATTAGAAGAGAAGTGCCATAGGGTGCATCTAAATAGGCAGAGGGTTATTCAATCTCTCTCTTATACTTTTAAAAATGATTGTTTAAATTTATTTGAGGGCATACAAAATCCTAATGATGTAATTAAAACATCTGGTGAATACCCAATACTACTAAAAAAGGCATTACAAAAGGAGGTAGAGATTGAAACTCTTTGTATATTAAATAATATACTCAAGTTTTTTGGTATGTGGAACCGTAAGATATCCGATACAATACGTTGGCCAGACTATTTCAAAAAGATAAGCAAGTATGCCCCATTTTTAAAGTATAATGTGTTACCTTATAGAATGACATTAAAAGAGGTTATAAATAAACAAGATGAAAAACTTAAAGACACTATATAACGAATCTAGCTTAAGTAGGGTACATTCACATACTCAAGGTAGAAATGTCGGCATGATTACTGCCCATCGTGGTGAGTTTGACGCTTCTGAAAACAAGAAGAGGAACAAATCACTAGAGAAAGATATTCGTAAGGCCGGTCATGGTTTTATACGAGTAAAGGGTCGTTATATAGAGAATCATGGTACACCACAGGCAAGACCAGTTGATGAACATTCTTATCTAGTTGTTGGTAAGAAAGGTAAAGATGGTGGTGCATTAAAAGGTTTTCTCAAGAAACATGGTGAGAAATACGGACAAGATTCTGTATTACACAAATCACATGATTCTAATGAAGCACATTTACATGGTACCAAAGAAGGTGGTTATCCAGGTAAAGGTAAGAAAGAAAGTGTAGGAACTTTTCATCCAAACCGTGCAGGTGAGTTTCACACGGCTATGAAAGGTAAAAGAACATTTGCATTTGAAGAGGTAAGTTTTACAACACCTGTAACATTCTCTTCAAGGCAAGAAGCAGAATTTTAGTTGACAACTAAAATAAATTATATTATGATATGTAAGTGGACAAGACGTTTATATTCCGTTAATACTCCGTTTATACGAAAGGAACATTATGAGTAGTTTCGCAAACCTCAAGAGAGATCGCAACTCTTTGTCTAAACTAAACAAAGCGATAGAGTCCTCAAAACAACCAGCAGAAGCTGGGTCAAGAGATGATACAAGATTCTGGCAGCCAACAGTAGATAAGTCTGGTAATGGCATGGCAGTTATTCGTTTCTTACCTGCACCGCCACTTGATGGTGATGATTCATTACCTTGGGTAAGAGTATTCTCTCATGGTTTTCAAGGACCAGGTGGGTGGTATATTGAAAATTCTCTTACAACTATCAACGAGAAAGACCCAGTAAGTGAGTATAACTCAACTCTCTGGAATTCTGGTGTTGAAGCAAATAAAGAGATTGCTAGAAAACAGAAGCGTAAGCTCTCTCACATTTCTAACATCTTGGTTGTTTCAGATCCAGGTAACCCTGAGAATGAGGGTAAAGTTTTTCTCTATAAGTATGGTAAGAAAATCTTTGATAAACTTACAGAGGCAATGAACCCTGAGTTTCAAGATGAGAAAGAGATTAATCCATTTGACTTTTGGGATGGTGCTAATTTCAAACTCAAGATTCGCAAAGTAGAAGGCTATCGTAATTACGACAAGTCTGAATTTGCAAGTCCATCGGCTTTATTTGATGGAGCAGATGAGAAACTGGAGGAAATATACAAGAAAGAATTTTCTCTAAAAGAGTTTCTTAATAAGTCAAACTTTAAGGCCTATGATGTTCTAAAGGCAAGACTTGACAAAGTTCTTGGTGCAACGCCAGAACCAAAAACTGAAGTTGTAACAAATAGTATTTCAGATGACGAAGCATCATCATTTGATACTACAAGTATTGCAAGTGAAGAAGATGACTTAGATCATTTTAAAGATTTAGTGAATAACTAAATTGTTCATAATGTGAACATTTTTAACCCCGCTTCGGCGGGGTTTTTTTATGGTTTATGTTCACTAAAAAGTTTTATTTCTTTTATAACATCTCTATTAAACATTACCTGATACCAAGTGGCTATTTTTTTGTTTGATGTTATGAGTTTTATAGAACCTTTTTTGTCAATTACTGCAAACTTGTTTACAGGTGGCATTGTTGGGTCTATCATACTACTCCAGAAGCTAGTTGTCCATAGTCACTACTATCATCTCTCACTATGGTTTCTTTTTCTAAAACTGAATTATTATTATTTGTAACCACTTTTATTTTTTGATTTTCTTCACCTGCGGCCGCAGTTTGCAATCTTTTACCTTTTGCTATAACAGCAGAGGCTGCCGATAAATCAGAACCACCTGAATTATCACCTGCACTCGCTACAAGTGAAACAATTGTTGGACCACGAGCACCAACTTGACCATACCATTTACTATCTTTTAATTCTTTTGAGGCAGTTACAAAATCACCATCTTTTAGAGCTGCAGCTGCTTTTTTAAATTCTGTATACCAAGCACCCATATTAAATGATAAATCAATCAAGGCGGCTTTACCGGCTTTATTTGCCTTATCATAACCTGGTGTTCTCTCTGCAATTTTTTTGTGTTTAGCATAATCTGATTCAAAAAGATTATTCACTTCTGTAGCAGTAAACATTCGGTTCATATGTTCTGGTAATGTGCTACCATCACCAATTAAATGACCTACACCAACGTGCCACAAACCCTTAGGGTCTTTATATGGTTCGTATTTCACACCTTCATGTCCAATAATCATTGCTTTAATATCATCATCACCTGAAACTTTAGTTGGCGATTCATCATTAGCACCGCCAGCTGCACCGCCATCTCCACTTAGACCTTGTGCTTTACTGGTTCTATCACCACTTTCTGGTACTGCTACAGGAGATGTAGATCCTGCAGCATAATCAGATGTAACAACTTCCTCTATTTCTTTTGATGATTGGTCTTGACTAGGATTATTTTGTTGTTTTTTTATTCTCTGAAATTCTTTTTCAACCATTCTATCATCATACTCTCTTTGAGCCTTGTCAACAGAAAAAGCTTGATTTTTAGTAAGTCCAAATTTATCTGTTAAATTTGCTCGAGCAGGTAAACCACCTATTACACCTTTCGCACTTACACCCTGTTGAAGTTTACCTTCATCTCTAAATCTTCTTCTAATACTTTGTCTTAATTTTCTATCTTCTTTTTCTTGTAGGTCTTTTTTTTGTTCATCAGATAGTTCTATGCCTATAAAATTTCTTATGCTAGGTATAACTAATGGTTTTAATCTATCTGGTAGTTTTTCAAATCCTTTTTTTAGTAAACTTTTTGTAAAATTTTTAAAAGGCTCAAGATACTTATTTTTAAACACCTCATAACTCTGACCAATCTTAGATGTAAATTCATCTATCTTTTCCATGAATTTATCTTTTGCTTCGGTCAATTGTTCTACAAGAACATCTATACCTAAAAGTTCATAGAAAAATTTGAAAATACCTTTAAATGCCTCAGTAAAAGAAAATTTTTCAAAAGCCTCACCTATACTTTTTTTAATATCTTCCCAGAAAAGGGCAATCAAGCCAGTTAAAAAAGCACCTTTAAGTATAATGTCAAGCATTGTTTTAAAAAAGTCTACTATACCTCCTAAAATACCTTTTGATTTTTTTGGTTTATCTGGTTTTTTAATTGAAGTTGGTGTAGTATCTGTTATACCTGATAAAGCGTCAATAGTAGCAGGTTTATCACCCATAACTTCAACAATTGATGCTACTCTATTGGAAACACCAGTTATATCTCTAGCTATAGATGACAAAAAGTTAAAGTTTGTTTTTATACTTGAAACTAAGCTTTCGGTTTGTTTTATACGCTGAACAGTTTGTTTTTCAGATTTTTCTGTATCATCATCTTTTTTACCACTAGAAAGAGCGCTACCAATACCTTTCATAGTTCCCTTGAAAGAACTTTTTATTTGGTCTGCTACAAAACCACCTACTTGGTCATATACATCAGCCATTTAGATTGCAAAGCCTCCAGGAATATTAATTTGTTTGAATAAATCTTGATTTATAACTGGTGGTGCTTTTTTACTACCACCCGTTTTTCCTTTACTACTATTATTATTTGTTTGACTTTCTACTTGAATACCTCCACCTTTAGGTGCTGATTCCATTCTTTGACCTTCTGATACATAATTAGAACTCTCTGACATAGCAGCGCCTGATGGTGCTTTCTTTGTACCACTATCATAGATAGATGGTGAACTACCACCAGAACCAGGTGCCATTGGTTCATTACCATATTGTTCTTGTAGAGCTTTCGTATCAATACCCATACCACCCATGGTGCCACCGATTAAACTATCAAGACCGCCTGATACATTCTTTACATTTTTAGCCCTTGATTCCTCTGTTGATTCTTTTCCTTTAAAGTTTTTTATTGCAGGATTATTCGCCAAATTATTTAATGCACCAAATAAAGCAGTTTGCTTATCTTCACCTTTCGCACTTTTAATACTTTGAATCCCACCTTTTAAATCACCAGTAACAGCGCCAGCATCTACACCCATATCTTGACCCATGCTACCAAACATACTACTAAAACCTTTTTTGGCCATGCCACCTGCATTTATAGAATCACCACCACCTTTTAGTTTACCCATCATTGGCATAATATTATTACCAAGCATATCACTTGCACCAGTATTTTTCATGAAGTTACCCATTGCTCCTCGCATACTATCACCTTGTGAAGATGCTTGTGCTGGTGCAGTAGAAGTTTTTACCATGTTTTTACGGTCGAAACCACCAGCTTTTGTAACTGTTATTTCATCCATCATTATGGGTTTTCCACCAGATGGGCCTTTATCTATTATTGGTCCCTCACTAACCTTACTCGGACTTGAATCATCTTTATTTGCAGGTATATTGAGTTCATTAGGATTAGGCCCATTTGTTTTCTCATTCGTGACTCGTGGTGCATCTCCGTAACTATCGCTACCTGAAGAATCTTTTTTAGAATCTTCTTCAGGTTCTTTTGGAGGTTTACCTGAAAACATACTACCGAGAAAAGATTTTATTTTATCAAATACATTTCCTATGATATTAAATAATCCCTCAGCAAAATCATCTGGTATAAGACCTATAGTTAAAAATTCAACAAGTCCTTGAAAAGCGTTTGTGAAGCTAAATACTTCACCTTCATTGGCGCCCATAATACCATCATAAATTCCTTTAAGCACAGCGGCAATAGCAAAAACAATTAAAGCATATGGGCCAGCAACTGCTACTAGAGCTCCACCAGCCATTATTCTTGAAGCCACGGTAGCTAATACCCTTCCACCACCACCAAATATAGCTCTTGTTATCCCTTTTTTTATTTTTTTAAATAATTCTCCAGTTTTTGAAAAAACATTTTTAAGTGCCTCTTTAATACGTTTAGCAATTCCCTTTGCAAACTCGACACCTAATATAGTTGCTAATGTTTGTCCTATACCTCCAGCGCCGCCTGTTAAACCAAGACCTTTTGAAGCTGATCTACCGGTTTTCATACCTGATTTTTGTTCAACTTTGAACACTCTTCTAAACAACTCTTCAAAGTTTTCTTTTTGTTTTTGTTTATAGAAAAAATCTTCAGCTCTACTTTTCTTTATAATTTTTGGTATTTTATCAACATTTTTTGAAATCAGACCTAT